GAAATGAACGCATACGAATTAGCAGATGCACTTCAGGAAACTGAGCCGTATTATCCAACAGATTACAAGTTGTTTGATAATGCCGCCAATATGCTTCGCCAACAAGCAGACTACATTGCCCAACTAGAAAAGGGTTTGGAGTCTAGCATAGCGATGAATAAGGCACAGGCAGAACGATTTGCAGATCTAAAGAAAACTATTGAAGGAGAAAGATAAATGACCACTTGGACTACCGAAGATCGTGAAAACGCATCACCCCCACACGTAGTAACTAGCGGGGCAAGCTATGAGCCTATCCCGTTTGCGGGTATGGTAGCCATTAATGACCAAGAAGACCGAGAACAAATGTTGCGAGAGCAGTTGCATATTGTTCAGGCTGAATGCCAAAGGTTGCAAGGTATATTAAGACGAGCTGGGATTCCATATTAATATGAACAGAATGGAAGAAGAATTTAACCAATGGGCTATGAATAACATAGAGCCTTGGCCTCATCCTCAAAAGATTTTGCAAAATTATTGGATCGTCTGGCAAGCAGCGTGGAATCGAGCATACAATATGTCTTCTAGTGTGAGGATAAATGATGAAGACGATGGTAGATGTTAACAAAACAACGGGGTTTCAGGCAGAGCTGACCCACGAAGAGATAGCCAAAGAGATGGGCATATCCCGTGCTTATGTATCTTTTTTGGAAAAGTCTGCTTTGGATAAAGTCAGAATAGCTTTGAGAGCTCGCTATGATGTCTATTCCCCCGATGATCTTGTATGACCATCTACCGCAATAAGAAGCTCCTAGAACTCGTTAGAACCAGCCCATGCCAGAACTGTGGCAAACAAGATGGAACTGTCTGCGCTGCTCACTCCAACCAGCTCCGTGACGGCAAAGGCAGATCCTTAAAAGCTCACGATTACCGCATTGCAGCATTATGTTATCGCTGTCATTCCAATCTGGATCAGGGCTACCAAATGAGCAAGGAAGAACGCAGAGATCTATGGGAAGAAGCCCACCGCAAGACTATGGGATGGCTCTTTGAAAATGGTCATTTAGAGGTAAAATAGCACCAATACGCATGGTAATTGGGTAAATCATTAAGTGATGACGATCCAGACAATGTTCTAGTTACCAGCCGTATTGATTATAAAAACACTACCTATTGTTGCTTTTTTAGGTTTTATGGTATATTTAGTGTACCAGCCCACACTGGTAACGCACGATAAATCTCCTAGCAGAGACTTGTGCAATGCAAGCCCCTCGGTGACACACACTCACCACAAAACCCCCAGGCTCACACTCCTGGGGGTTTTTCTTTTGTGAAAAAATTTGTTGCAAAAATATTTCTGTTGGTTTAATCTAATCGTGCTAGGAGAAATATCGTGTGGATAATTGCGTAACTGCAATCGTCTCCACTTTATCTCCCCTCGCTACACCATATAGGTCGGACATAACAGCAGCTATATGGGAAGAACCCCTACTGTGGGATTAGATCTGAAACAGGGGAAAGGATGGCGAAGCCAGAGTCCTTGATCGAACGTCTGGCGGGTGCTGTGGCTCCAAAAAGCAACAGTTGAAGGCAACCTAGGAGAGGCTAGGTGCGTTCACCAAAAAGCAACTCTTCTTACTTGACTGTATTACTTACTTAACTATGACGAAATACGAGATACGAGATGAGACAGGCGAACTGATGAGAATAGTCGGGCGCTTAGAGGAAGCAAAAAGTTTAGTCGCTGTGCGTAAGGGCTGGTCGTACAAGCGATTGAAGCAAGATAAACCAGCCTATGTGTTTGAAGAAGCCCCATTTTAAGGAGAAGTGTGATGAAAATGACTGTGGAATTTAGTAGTATTTCTGACTTGGCAAACTTTTCAAGGTTCATTGAACAGCGTTTGACCGAGGAGCAAAAGGTCACGGAGATGAATAAATTAACTCACGAGCTCAATGTTGCCAAGCTACAACTAGAACGTGCTTATGCCCGTCTGCGTTTTAAGGATGACAAGCCTGATATGGCTAAAATCTACGCTACATCGTTAGACAAAGTGCCTCTCAAGGTGCGCACATTCAACTGCTTAGTCGCAGAGGGATGCGAAACTGTTGGGCATGTCGTGCAGTTATTTGAGAAGAACGAACTGCGTGGCATTCACAACTTTGGCAATGGTAGTTTTAGCAACCTCAAGCGTGTGTTTGCTGAGAAATTTAATATTGAACTAGATCGGAGCAACAAATGAAGAAACTGAACCTACTAAACATCCGCACTGATGGGGGGACTCAGCCCCGTGTCGAACTAGATCAAAATCTCGTCAAAGAATATGCCGAGGTTATGCGTGAGGGCGTGGTATTCCCACCAGTCGAGGTATTTCATGACGGATCAGAGTACTGGCTAGTCGATGGATTCCACCGCTACTTTGCTATCAAATCAAATGCAGTAACAACCATAGAGGCGATTGTCCATACTGGCACATTGCGTGAAGCAAGGTTTTACGCATGGAAAGCCAACAACAAGCATGGCAATCGTCTTAAAGCCGAAGATATTCGTGCCATCATCCGCATCATGTTTGCCGATGAGGAATACAGCAAATGGTCAAACAACCATATTGCCAAGGAACTGAATGTATCCAGCATGACTGTCGGGCGTGTGCGTATAGCGATGCAAGAAGAAGCAAAAGCGCCAGCCCAAACCAGTGTTACTTATGTTGATAAGCATGGCAACACAACGACCATGAACACCGACAAATCTAAGAAAAAGGCGTCAACCCAAAGACCAACCACCAAGCCTGATGTCACCACCGAAAGCCCCACCGCAGAACTAGAGCAAAAGGTAAACGAACTGACCGATACAGTGAACTCACTGGCAGACGAGAACACCCTGCTACGGGACAAGATTGCCATCGGACAGTGGAATGCCTCAGAGATTGAGAAGATTGATGCTGAGCAAACGATTGCAGACTTGCGTGAGCAGATCCGAGTATTGGAGATTGAGAACAAATCCTTGCGTGAAGGCAGAGATATGTATCAGAACCGCAACTCCGAACTAATGAGGACTAATAAATCATTAATGAACAAACTTAAAAAACTAGAGAAGGAGACAGAATGACCGATTACTCCGATGTATGCACAGCGATCAAGCACACGATCCGCACCGCATACGAACTAGCCAATGAAAGGAAACTCAAAGAGGCTTTGGAAGAAGCCCGATTCCTTTCCGCACTGGCAACGCAGTTAGAGGAAGCACTGAAAAAAGAACTGGGCAAATAATTGCCCAAGCCCAAGTTAGGGGGGAATCCTAACAGTTAGGAGTTTTTATGCAATCTTTAGAATTGCGTGAGCATCAACTTAGCGTGGTAGATGCTTTACGAGATGGATTTAAGCGTGGTCATAGATCACAATTACTTTATGCACCAACAGGGTTTGGCAAGACTGAGGTAGCAATCTACCTTATGAAAGCCACATCCGATAACTACAAACGAACATCCATGGTCCTAGATCGGGTGGTGCTGGTCGATCAAACCAGTATGCGCCTAACCAAATATGGTATCAACCATGGCGTATTTCAGGCTGACCACTGGATGTTTGACCGCAGTAACCGCATTCAGGTATGTTCTGCCCAGACCCTAGAACGCAGATCAGACTTTCCAGAGGTCGATCTAATGATCGTGGATGAGTGCCATATCGCTAGAAAGCAGACATCTGACTTCATACTGAACAACCCCCACATCAAGGTCATAGGGCTCACCGCAACCCCTTTTACAAAGGGGCTAGGGGATCTCTATACCAATGTGGTGTGTGGCGCAACCACCGAAGATCTAGTCAATAAGAAATGGCTGACCCCCTTAAAGGTCTATATCGCCAAAGAGATTGACATGACAGGGGTAAAGAAGGTCGCTGGTGAATGGTCTGCTGACCAAGTAACAGAAAGAGGTATGCGTATTACGGGCGATATCGTAGATGAGTGGATCAAAAAGACCCATGAAATCTATGGCAAACCCATGAAGACAATCGTGTTCTGTTCGGGTGTAGCCCATGGCGCAGACCTTGTAGAGCAGTTTGCCATCAAGGGATATAACTTTGTCTCCATATCCTACAAGGATAATGACGAGTTCAAAAAGGCTGCGATTGAAGACTTTGCCAAGCCAGATACGCAGATCAACGGATTGATAGCCACCGACATCCTGACCCGTGGCTTTGATGTATCGGATGTAATGATCGGAGTTTCTGCCCGACCCTTTTCTAAATCCCTGTCTTCACATATCCAACAGATGGGGCGTGTTATGCGAACCCACGAGGGTAAGGAGTTTGCCCTATGGCTTGATCATTCTGGCAACTACATTCGTTTCCGTAGCGATTGGGATGAAATATACGAAGATGGGGTGCGTTCTTTGCGTGGCAAACAAGAAAAAGCCAAGAAAGAACCCACTGAGAAGATCAAGAATGAGTCTAAATGCCCATCCTGTGGGTATTTATGGCCCAAGAACAGTGATACTTGTCCTGCCTGTGGTCATGTGCGTAAGAGACGCAACCAAATAGATGCCGTAGCGGGTGAGTTAATCGAACTGGTATCAGGCATCAAGGCACGAAAAGATGACAAGCAGATCTTTTACTCCGAACTCTTGTATATCGCAGAGCAGAGAAGATACAACCCCAACTGGGCTAGTCATAAGTATCGGGAGAAGTTTGGAGTATGGCCTAAAGGTTTGGCTGACACCACCATCCCCCCATCCATGACTACCCAGAAGTGGATCAGGAGTAAAGACATTCAATGGGCAAAGAGGAGAGATAGATGAGGTTTGAAGACTTTGCCCGTTCCCATGGGCTGATTATTAACAATGTTGTTCCCTTTAAGTGGGTAGCAACCCCAACAGATGACCATCCCCACAAGCGTAATGGGCGGTATAAATTCATGGGTGATGTTGGCTGGGTGCAAAACTGGGCAACCATGGATAAACCCAGTATGTGGCGAAATAACGGAAATTATGCAACAACCCCACAGTTTCTAAAACTGCGGGATCAAGAAGATCAAAAACGCAAGGCTCTGGCTGATCGTGCTTGTGCAAAAGCGGGCTGGATCATGCACCATACTGAAGTTATGCACCACCCCTACTTGTTAAAAAAAGGATTCCCAGACGAAAAAATGCCAGTGCATGACGGCAAATTAGTAGTTGCGATGCGGAAAGATGGAAAAATAGTAGGATGCCAACTCATCAATGACGAGGGGGATAAGAAGTTTCTCTATGGTCAACAGACGAAGGGGGCAACTTTCACCTTTGACGCAAAAGGTATCCCGATCTTCTGCGAGGGTCTTGCTACGGGCTTGTCGATTCAGGCGGTAATGAGAGCCAATAAAATGCGATACACAATCCATGTCTGCTTCAGTGCAGGCAACCTTAAGGAAGTAGCAAGGCTTATCCCCAATGGGATAGTCGTTGCTGACAATGATGCCAGTGGTGTCGGAGAAAGAATCGCCAAAGAGACAGGCAAACCTTATTGGATCAGCGACACAATCGGGCATGATTTCAATGATGACTATGTTGCTCATGGTCTATTTAGGATGTCTCAATCCCTCAAAAAAGTGCTTATAGCCAGATAATATAGAAAAACCCCCAGTCTTTACGGCACTGGGGGTTTCCTTTTACTGCTAGGTAAATCTACTCAGGTTTTGGATCTTTCTTTTCCTCATACTCCTCAACCCTCTTAATTAAGGTATCAACTCGGTCATTCCATAACTGGGAATCCACCGATTGAGGCCATGTAATTAAGTGTTCTCTAATCAGTTCTAGGATACTTTTAGTCATTCGGATCTACCTCATCTAATCCGTAAACCTCAACGATCTCCCAGTTATCAACATCTTTTGGGTTAGCCACATCCATCCCACATTCTTCAGGATCTTCACCATTTGGCACATCCACCTCAACATAAGTCGTGCCAATAAATTTGACACTCATTCCATATCTACGCATGATCTAACTCCTTCCATATTTTTTTTCTGTTTTCAAGCACTACGGAATCACTCCAATCGGTCATGCCATTTGTGCGTTTGTATGCAACCACGCTTTCAGAATCAGGCTCGTAGGTGAAATTGATCTCCCAATTTCTAGTAGCCCAAAACCAATCTTCGTTTTCCCTTATCTCATCCTCATACTTATCCCACAGTATTTTGGCAATCCGTTTTAGGTGTCGTTCTTTGCTCATGCTTTTTCCACCTCGCTTCCTAAAGTATTTGAATAACTTGTGCTAATACAATCGGCATCTTCCATGGCTAAATACTTATCTTGTGCTATCTGATGGGCATCTTCTTTGCTTTTAGCATCAACATAGTAGCCATAATCTTTTGTGGATTCCTCTGTAAACACTACATAGAATTTAGGCATTTGCAGTCTCCTCTAAGCAGTTAATCTCATGGGTTTCTTCTTCCCCATAAACTACCTCTGAATCCTCATAGTCGTTTTTGCCAAATCGTTTGTATGCTTTTGTCTCAGCATCCTTTTCGTTCTTGGCATCTACTTCAACTGTATAGACAGTAGTTTCGTTTCTTGCAATTAAGACCTCGTATTTAGGCATGATCTCTCTCCTTTTCAGTTTGATACCACTCAACATGGATTGGGAAGTCATCAGGATCGTCATAGTAGTAAATGCCATGAACATATCCTTGATTGTCATGTCCGTAAAACTCTTGTAGGCTTTCCTCAAACCAGTTTACAAATCGTTTAAGCATCTTGCATCTCCTCAACATCTACCACCTCTGAGTCGGTGTATTCAGGCTTTGCCAAATGAATGTTGGTTTCCCACATTTTGTCTTTAGCAGTTCCCCAACAATCGGCTTCTACCTCAACCTTGTAGTAATAAATATGCTTTACATACCCCGTGAATTTAGGCATCTTCCATCTCCTCAAGTTCTTTCTTCTTGGCGATCAACTGGGCAATCGTTTCGTGATTATCTTTATCCTCAGACAAAGATTGTTCCAGTTCCTCAATTTCATCAGCCAGTTCTTGCATAGCCCATTCTTTCATGCTCTCGCTGATACCAAACTCAAGATCAATGTTGTCGGGGATATTGTTTTTGACATCCAACCACCTACCGCTAATGTCATAGGTCTCATCTGAACCATCCACATATTGACCGCAAAAGCAACAACCACCCTCGTAATAAAGGGCATTGACCCCATACCCATCCTCTACCAGTTTGTCAAAGATACCCGTAGGCGGAGACCACGCAGTAGCGAATGATGCTTTTATCTCATTTTCCTGAATATCAATGTAGGCTTCATCCGTTGTGATCTCCCATTTTGTTCCCCAGTTCTGAACCCGCCAGTCCCACCATGCTGATTCAACGCTGACTGGATCGTCATTCCCAGTAATTTGCGGGAATGTTGGTTTGACCTTGACCTTGGTGTAGTCAGGCTCAGGATAAATAGTTCCAAAGAATTTGTTTGCTTTCCACGCATCCACAAGAACCTGAATCTTCTTGGGATCATCATGGGTTATATACACAGTGTTATCGCACCAATTAGGCATTTTGTTTCTCCTCAGATAAGTAAGCAATTAAGTATTTTTCAGGCACATAAAATAAAGCAATTATTAAGAATTCCTCAATGGCAGTCATATCACCTACCGCAACATCACTCCTGATTTGTTCGATTACTTCATCAACTAAATTAGGCATTCTCTTTCTCCCAAATAAGGTTTTCAATCTGTCGAATGATTAGCATATCTTTCATGCCAACCCCGCCAGTTTTAAGTTCGACCAAAAGATTGCGTAATCTACGCAAACCCCACCGATAGTAATTAGGCATCTTCACACTCCTCATGTTCATCAGTGCTAACGCAGACTTCTAACCCATCACCCTCGTATGGCACTTCGGTAATGTAGTAGTAGATACGATTGACCAAGTGATAACCATCCACCACATAAGTCCCACCATCCCCATCCACATAAGTCCACACCCTTTTGGGCTGAGTATCTGCAATACCTAAGACATAACCCAGTTCAAGGTCATAGGTCTCAAAGTAATCCCGATTCTCACCCCTTGCAAGGTGATTCTTAATCGGCTTGTATTTGTCATACCATTCATCAAAGTCCATAATTAGCACTCCTGAAAGTTAAATGGCACATGGGTTTCTGATTGGATATTGCCATCTACATCAAATACCAAGACAGAAAAACACTTTCCCTCATCATCTTGTTTGACCATGACATATCCACCCATTTTGACAACGCACCCTTGATCGTTATCAAACACATCAAAATTAACCACAACCGATTTATCGTCTAATACCTCAGTGCTCATTTGCACTTCAAGATCATCCGATACTGGATCATGGCTTCCTTGATACCCATCTTCACAAATGTTCTGCATATTTATCTCCTTTACCAACTGGCTTGATAGTAAAACTCGTATTTATGTTCAGGCAACGACAATGCATTGGTAATGCCCTCGACAGTGTTCTTTAAGTCTTGGTAATACCATTCATCTTTTTCGTATGACCCAAAAAAGAATCCCTCTGTCGGCTCTAAATCCGCATCTCCAGTAGCATCAGGATTGTCAAGAATGCTCTTGCACAAATCCCGCAACTCCACCAGTTTCTCCCTTGGAACATAGGTCTCTTGGCATTCATCCCTACCCCCTTGGCATTTCTCCACAAACCACCCATGGATAGCGTTTGCCTTTCTCCAATACATGGCATCAATAGATACTTCTTTGACCATCATGCTTGAACCAACAAATCGTTTCTCAGGATTAAACTCCACACCTACTGCATCATTGATATCCTTTGCGATCTCTTTGTCCTTGTCAGACCAAAGATATCTCTTGGCAGTTAAATACATATCTAAACCCATAACATTCTCCTAGCAGTTAAAGTTATGATTGCCGAATGACAATCCCTATGCCCTCACACAAAGGCATAGAGGTATCACTCAGGGCATTACTGGCAAACAACTTTCTTTGTTATCACTGGTAAACAATGCACCACCCCCATTACCTTCATCATCCCGACTAGGGAAGAACCACAATCCATCTTGGGTTTGGAATGCCACACTCCGTTCATACCAACCCATATCTGCTGATTCTTCCTTGGTCAGATAACGCACATTAACAATTCGTTTATGCAACAACAGTTTTTTGGCAACATCTTCCCAGTAGTTATCCAACTCCTTGTTGTTCATTTGATCCAGTTTTTTCATCACACTCTCCTTAGTTAAATACAACGATTGCACTCCACACCACATAGGCAGTGTAGGCTATTGCTATTGGCACGATCCAGTCCCACATTACTGCACCCCCAATACCCGATACTCCAACTTCTTCCAGTTTGGGATTCTGCACAACTGCCCAGTTTGAGTCCTAAATGCTTTCTTCCCATTCCAGTCCGTAGCGATTGTGAAAGTGTTTTCCTCAAATGATCCACCAGTGCGACTGGTGAACTTAAAGGTTTTCATAAACTGGATGATTGTCCCCAACTCCACCTTGATCTTGGCTCGTTGAGCATTCTCCAAACAACGATCCCGCCATTGACGAGCATTGTCATTGAATGGCTCGCCCAACTCGTTTAACTTCTTAATCAGGCTCACTGGTGCATCAAAGTAATAGGGCAAACAACTTTCCCCTACTTCTTTGTGATAAATCCAATGCGGATCATCCTTACGCTTTTCAGTCAGAATAACCATGCCCTCATGGGTTTCTATCCCAGTGGTTTCATCCTTTTGCCAATGGATACAGTAAGCCACTGCACCCCGCATGGAGACATCCGATATCCACCAAGTATGCGTCTCACTCTTTTGTAAAAAAGTATGTTTCAAGAAGTCCTTACGGCTTCCAGACCCAAACCATTGTGTCCCAGTCCATCCCATGATTAGCACTCCTCATCTGTTAATGAATAAAACTTACCAACCTTGTTGCCATTGGTATCCTTAATAATCCCATCCAACTCCGAGCAATCTACCTTACCAATCACGCTTTTTAAGTTTGCTATTACCTCTCCGTAATAGTCATCCTCATAAGCAGAATTGTCGGTTTTAATCTCGACCATAAACTTGCTCACGATAAGCACTCCTCAAGTATGTATTCAACTTCAAAAACAGTGGGATCAACCTTATCAATCTGGACAATAGTAAAGTCCTCGCCATCATTGAGAACATCACCCACTTTCAGCGATTGCATTTCTTGCTCAGTCAGGAAGAAGTAAATCTTCTCATCTGCCCAACTATCAAAATAGGCATCTTCAGGATGCCCATCCTCTGCAACTCCGAGTAAAACACTTGCACCATTACCTAACCAGTCGCAATTTATGACTGCATCATAGGCTTTGATTTTGATTGTCGGCATATCCATATCTCCTAGCAGTTTGACAAAGACCTAGTGCAATTTGCGGACTCATGCTTAAAGCAATTTGCGGACTCATGCACTAGGTTTCGACTATTCAAGTCATCATCAGTTTGCCTAGTAATCCTCGTTTTCTTCCCACAGGCAAGGATCAACTAACCTTTGCCCGTAAGCGTTATACAACTGTCCACATTCACAAGCGACATCATCACCCCTACTAGAGCAGACCTTCCGACTACAATGGCATTTCCATTCCCTCATCAGGATTCGCCCAGTAGTTTCATCTTCCAGTATTCCCATTTCCAACTCATTTCCGTATTCAATCGTTCTTCTCATTCGAAATCCTTTGGCACAATGACATCAAACTTACGCAACAGGGCTATTGCCTTGTCAGACAGGCACATCACTCCATCATATTCATCCAAGGTGCGGATGCCAAACTGGTCAATGGTGAACCACAGACCAATGTATTCAAAACCCACATCCTCGATATCCCACTCAATAAACCCAGTAGCATCATCCCTAAAATACAACTCCATGGTGGATTCGTGAGTCCCGATATCCTTCTCGCCCCAACTGCCTTCCATGATTAGGGGGGCAGTAAAGGTTTCTTTGCCGATAAAGTAGTGAGTCATGGTTAATACTCCGAAGTAAGCATGAGAACATTGTCAGTCAGGAAGAACTCATAGAGTCCACTGGGGCAGTCAGTATGGGCAATATGCTTAGAGAAAAGCAGTTTAAGATCGCCATCCTCAACTGAGATTGTGGCTTCACCATCTTCTGCTTTCAGGTTGATCGCCAAGAATGGGTCTTTCTTGGTCAAGGGATAAATCTCGGTAGCAACAATATCCAAGAACCAGTAAGCACCATTACCTGCATTGTCGGCAAAGTATTGAACCCCATCAGTGTGAACCAATTTAGGTGCAAACATAAATGTTGAGTAGTAATTCTCAGTCCCGTAAAACTGGGATAAATCTAATTTGGTAGTCGATTCCATTTAATTCTCCTAGCAGTTATGACTATCAGGATTGATAATCCACAAACCCACGCAGTGCATGGGCTTGTAGGTATCAATGCTTAGTGAATCTTGGGGTAAAGTTATCTTCAGTAATAATGCCAACAATGTCATGCACAAGGTCGTATCTCTCACCAGTCAGCATAGAATCTAAATCCAAATTGCCATGCTTGGCTTGATACTCGCCCAGTTTGATAGCGATCTCGATAGAAAGCAGACCAAGCGTATCAGGTTGAACTTTTGAGAATGTATCCAAAGCAGTAAAGCGATCTACAACTTGAGTAATCTTTTCTAAATCTTTCAATTTAATCTCCTAAGTTAAAAGGTTTTTACCCAAATACGGGCATTGTCGGCAAGGTCATACAGGTCAGCCAGTAGGTAATCCACTTCGGCAGTATCGTCAGCGTATGACAGACCCTCAGCGATTTCTTCTAGATCGTCAGTGATATTGTTGCGATCAGTCCAAGACTGGTGAGTCTCAATGAACTTGGTAATACGGGCAGATGCTTTCTTGGCAAAATCCTGAGCACTTTCGGATTGCTCAAAATCTTCCATCAAGTCGGTAAGGTCAATTTCTTGTTTCCAGTTAGCCATTTGAATCTCCTAGCAGTTAGTCGAATGATTGTTGAATAACAATCCCTAAACCCACTGGGCAGTGGGCTTAGAGGTATTACTCAATAACTGGATCTCGCTTCTGCTTGATGCTCTGCCATAAGATCACTACGCAGTGAGACCATGGCTTGCAGTGATTTGATAGTCTTTACCAAATCCATACCATTCTCAGACAATTCTTCCAGTAGATCGCCATCATCATAGGCTTCTACTACGACATCCCAACCCTTGTTGTAATGGGCTTCAGCGTATTTGCGTATCGCTTGAATTAGGTCTTGCTCGTTTACTTGTGTCATTTGTTTCTCCTATTAGTCGAATCGGTGTTTAATCACCTACCGACAATTCTCAGGGAAAATAAATACCTTTGCAATACCTTTTTGAAAATATTTTTTAGGGCTTACTGGGCATGGGTTTGCGGGTCATGGAGTTTGGGCGAAAAGACCTAAAAGCGGGCAAAGGTGCGAAGCACAACAGTCCAGTATCAACTCCCAGTGTATAGAGACATAGAGGTAATAGAGGAGTAGATAGCAGAGTAGTAGCAGAATTATCCTGATTGTCCTAGAATCAGGGGTAAGAGGATACCTAACAGATACTTATGAAAAGACTCACAAGGAAAGAGATAGAGCAAGGCTTACAGGCTATGCCAGTGGAGACACTGCTTATGGGAGTCAGCACTGCCAAACAGAAGCGACTAACCCATAAACAAGTAGAGTTTGCCAAGCAGGTAGCACTGGGAGAAAGCAAGGCAGGGGCTTATCGGAAGTCGCATAACAGTAAGGGAAAGCCAAGCACACAGAGCAAGAATGGGCAGGCTCTAGCAAAAAACAAGGCTATCCAAACCCAAATAGATGCCTTTAAGGTGGCACTTGAGGCACAGAAATATCAAACTCCTGCTCATTTAAGGGCGTTAGCAATCCATAGAATCACGGAAAAGGCTCTAGATCCTGAATGCCCGCCTGCTCAGCAACTCAAGGCACTGGAACTATTGGGCAAGATTACCGAAGTCGCACTCTTTACCGAGAGACGAGAAGTCATCAAGGTCAGCGATCCCAGTGAGATGCGGGAGAAACTCATGGCGAGTATCAGACTGGCAATTGAGAACAGTCAGGCAATTGATATCGAAGCACGATCCGCAGACGATCTACTGGCAGAACTCGTAGGATCTAATAGTAAAGATGATGATGTGGCACAGGATGATGTAGAACTAGATGATGTGGATGGCAAAGAGACATCCTTAGACGGGGCAGACGGGTCGCAAAAGGCAGATTCGAGAGACCCACTAGACCCCACCAGCCAAATTTTGGCATTGGCTCGTGAGCCAGACTTGCATAGTATTCCGCACATTGAACCCCCTCCCAATTCCATACCTAGTGAAAACCCTTAGTCACCATAACAGCTGTTATAGTGACACAGGGTAAACCCTAACCCCCACCCCCTTATGAAAACTTCATCAAAGAAAAAAAATGTTCCACGTGAAACACCCCCCGTCAATGATTTGGGTCCCATCTATAGGCTAGACCCAGATCAATTAGAGGATCGGCTAAGACGGTTAAGTTATCAGGATCAGAAGAAGTTACTGGATTTGCTTGATAAATATAAAGCAGTAATGTTTAGTAAGGACTCACACTCATGAACGCACAGAAAATAACAGCAGTACAAAAAGAGCAGATGGTCTTGGATTATTTAGAAGAGTTACTACATAAAGACAAGGGTCGGTTGTTAAGGATGATGAGTTATTTGAAAGAACGGATATTAGAAGAGGAAGCAATGGCACGGGCGCATGATGTCATTGAACGTGTTAAACATGGGTAGACATAAGGAGAAAGACGTGACTCCCGCACAAAAAGAAATATTTTTAGTAATCGATGAGTTTTGGAAAAAGTATGGGTTTGCACCCAGTATTGATGATGTGATGTATATCACGGGCGAAAAGGGTAGGGGTAATGTCGCTCGCAAGATGTGGAGATTAGTAGAGCTTGGTCTTTGTAAAGGGATCAAGGGAAATTTTAGAACTATCAGACCAACGTATATAAGGGCTCGTCACATTGAGTGAGCAACTAGAAAAGTTTTTAGAGAGTCTTCCAGAGGGGGATCGGGAGAATCTATTTACTATGGCTGAGGACTATAAGAACTCGGTCATTCGGCAAACCGCTGAAAAGTCCTTTATGGCGTTTGTAAAACAAATGTGGCCTGGGTTTATATTGGGTAGACACCATGCTGTTATGGCTAAAAAATTTGAGGAGATTGCCAATGGTAAAGTTAGACGCCTTATTATTAATATGCCTCCTCGTCATACTAAATCTGAGTTTGCGTCATTTCTTCTCCCTGCATGGTTTTTAGGCAGGTTCCCGCATAAGAAGGTTATTCAGTGTTCTAACACCGCTGAACTAGCCGTAGGATTTGGTCGTAAAGTTCGTAACCTTGTTGATGGAGAAGCCTATGCCAAGATATTCCCCAATGTCGCTTTGCGCACTGATTCCAAGGCTGCTGGTCGTTGGGCTACTAATGCTAATGGGGACTATTTCGCTATTGGTGTTGGTGGTACTGTTACGGGTAAAGGTGCTGACCTACTCATTATTGACGATCCGCACTCGGAACAAGAAGCCGCTTTAGCCGCATCAGACCCTTCGGTCTACGATAAAGTCCATGAGTGGTTTACCTCTGGACCAAGGCAACGTCTTCAGCCTGGAGGCTCGATTGTCATCGTGATGACCCGCTGGGGTAAACGAGATCTAACGGGCAAAGTACTACAGTCTATGGTTGAAAGGGATGGGGATGAATGGGAAATCATTAATCTACCAGCTATCCTGCCAACGGGGAAACCTCTATGGCCTGAGTTCTGGTCTTTAGATGAATTAGAAAAATTAAAAAACGAACTACCAATCTCTAAGTGGTCAGCCCAGTACCAACAAGATCCAAGTGCCGAAGAAGGCGCATTAATCAAACGGGAATGGTGGCAAGTCTGGGAGAAAGAAAACCCGCCAATCTGTGATTTTATTATCCAGTCTTGGGATACCGCCTTTACCAAAAACGAGCGTTCAGACTATTCGGCATGTACGACTTGGGGAGTATTTCGTCTAGACGAAGATCCTACGGATATACATATTATTCTGTTAGACGCCCTAAAAGAACGGCTAGAGTTCCCTGAATTAAAGATCAGAGCGCAACAGATGTACAGCGAATGGGAGCCCGATGCGTTTATAGTAGAGGCTAAGGCTTCGGGAGCTCCGCTAGTCTTTGAGCTACGAAGAATGGGCATTCCTGTGCAAGAATTTACGCCAACCCGTGGTAATGACAAGATCTCCCGTGTAAACTCTGTAGCAGACATCTTTGCATCAGGAAAAGTATGGGCGCCAAGAAAGCGCTGGGCTGAGGAAGTGATTGAGGAAATGGCAGCGTTTCCCAATTCAGACCATGATGACTTGGTAGACTCCGCAACACAGGCGTTAATACGATTTAGAAAAGGCGGTTTTATCCGATTACAAACAGACGAGGAAGACGAGATCAAGTACTTCAAGTCTAGGCGAGCAGCAAGTTATTACTAAGGAACTATTATGGCTATCGAAAAAGCACTCTATGCATTACCACAAGGTCTTGAAGCAGCCTCTGCGATGCAAGAACCAATTGAGATTGAGATCGAGGATCCAGAATCCGTCAAGATTGGGATTGATGGCTTAGAAATTCAGATTGAACCTAAAGAGGAAAGCGCAGACGACTTTGACGCTAACCTTGCCGAATACCTCAGTGACGGTGAATTAAATGAAATCGCTGGCGACTTATTAGGCGATGTTGACTCAGATATTGGCGCCCGTAAAGAATGGATGCAGACCTATACAGACGGCATCGAGCTTCTTGGAATGAAGATTGAAGAGAGGACTGAGCCATGGGAAGGCGCTTGTGGCGTCTACCACCCCCTCCTCTCCGAAGCCCTAGTCAAGTTCCAAGCCGAGACTGTCATGGAGACCTTGCCTCCCGCTGGTCCAGTAAAGACTGTGATTGTTGGCAAAGAAACACCAGAAAAGATGGCAGCTGCGGATCGTGTTCAAAAAGACATGAACTACCAGATTACCGAAGAGATGCCAGAGTACCGCCCAGAGCACGAGAGAATGTGCTGGGGACTTGGACTTTCAGGCAACGCCTTTAAGAAAGTCTACTTTGATCCATCCTTAGATCGCCAAGTTTCGTTGTTCGTACCCGCAGAAGACTTGATTGTTCCGTATGGCGCATCTGACCTACAGACCGCAGAGCGTGTTACCCATGTCATGCGTAAGACCGAGAACGAACTACGCAAACTGCAAGTCGCAGGCTTTTATCGGGATATCGACCTAGGAACGCCTAGCACTGCATTTGACGAAGTAGAGAAAAAGATTGCCCAGAAAATGGGCTTTCAGGCTACCTCAGATGACCGCTATAAAATACTAGAAATTCAAGTTAACCTAGATATTGAAGGTTTTGAAGATAAAGATAAAGACGGAGAACCTACAGGAATTGCCCTGCCTTATATTGTGACCATTGAAAAGGGAACGCAACAGGTATTAGCGATCCGTAGAAATTGGAGACCCGAAGATGAAACTAAGCAAAAACGTCAGCATTTCGTCCATTATGGCTATGTTCCAGGCTTTGGCTTTTATTGTTTTGGGCTTATTCACCTTGTCGGTGCTTTTGCTAAGTCTGGTACTAGTCTTATTCGGCAGCTCGTGGATGCTGGAACACTCTCGAACTTGCCAGGTGGCTTTAAGACCCGTGGCATGCGAGTCAAAGGAGACGACACCCCGATCTCCCCAGGAGAGTTTAGGGACGTTGACGTTCCTTCTGGTGCGTTAAAAGATAATATTCTCCCGCTTCCATACAAAGAACCCAGCCAAGTTTTATATACCTTGTTGGGTACTATCGTAGAAGAGGGAAGACGCTTTGCCTCGGCTTCCGACATGAAGATTGCCGATATGTCAGCTAATACCCCAGTTGGCACAACTCTGGCTATTCTGGAGAGAACCCTCAAGGTTATGTCCGCAGTCCAAGCCCGTGTTCATTACTCAATGAAACAGGAGCTTAAACTATTAAAAGACATCATCCGTGACTACACTCCTGACGAATATACCTACCAGCCAGATGTAGGCAACCGTTTTGCTAAACAGTCAGATTACGATAACTGCGATGTAATTCCAGTATCCGATCCTAATGCAGCGACTATGAGCCAGAAGGTTGTTCAATACCAAGCGGTTCTCCAGTTAGCGCAACAGGCTCCTCAGTTATACGACTTAGGTCAGCTGCACCGCCAAATGTTAGAGGTCTTAGGTATTAAGAACGCTAAGAAACTGGTCAAGATTGAAGACGACCAGATGCCAGAAGACCCTATTACGGAGAATATGAACATCCTAAACATGAAGCCTGTGAAGGCTTTTATGTATCAGGATCATCAGGCACACATCACAATCCACATGAATGCCATGAAAGACCCCAAAATTGCAGCATTAATGGGTCAAAACCCACAGGCACAAGCAATTGCCTCAGCTGCCATGGCACATATTCAACAGCATTTAGCCTTTGAATATAAGAAACAGATGCAAGAAATGATGGGAATGCCTCTGCCAACAGGCGAAGAAGACGAAGCAATCCCAAGAGATTTGGAAGTTCAGATCTCACAAATGGCGGTCAAGGCTTCCGATGCCTTGTTACAGCGAAATCAGACAGAAATCGCTGCCCAACAAGCGCAACAAGCAGCCCAAGACCCAGTAATTCAAATGCAAGCGAAGGAACTTGAACTCAAACAGGCCGAGGAACAACGCAAAGCATTGAAAGACCAAGCCGATGCAGCAGAAGCAGCTGCTCGTTTGGAAGTAGAAAGAGAAAGAATTGCCTCTCAAGAACGTATTGCTGGCGCTCAGCTTCTGGCAAAAACAGAAAAAGACGCTATGGAAGTCGAAATCAAGAGAATGCAAGAACTTTCCAAGATGCAACAACTAACTAAACCTCAAACAGGAAAAAGATAGTGGATAAAAACTTGGATTACCTCTTAAATGAGTACCGTGACCGTATAAATATGCTCCAAAACGCTATTTCTGCGGGAAATTGTGCCAATTACGAGGAATATAAGTACGCTTGTGGACAAATACGGGGTCTTGAGTCCGCATGTTTAGCAATAACAGACCTCAAACAACGAATGGAGAAATCTAATGACTGAAATACTAATCGGCTCAAATCCCGATGACGTATCCGCAGTAACAACTCTGCCTCAAACAGCAGAGGAAAAAGCAAAACAACTACCCGAACCCTCTGGATACCGCATTTTGTGCGCTATTCCAGACATTGAAGAGAGTTACGAAAGCGGAATCCTCAAATCGGATACCACACTGCGTTACGAGGAAGTACTTTCAACGGTGTTTTTTGTTGTCAAAATGGGTCCTGATTGTTACAAGGACGAAAGCCGCTTCCCTACTGGGCCTTGGTGCAAAGTTGGTGACTTTATTCTAGCCAGACCAAACTCTGGCACACGATTAAAGATCCACGGACGTGAATTTAGGATCATCAATGACGATTCTGTAGAAGGAATAGTCGAAGATCCCCGTGGCATAACCAGACCTTAAGGAGAAAATAATGCCTGAATTAGAAATGGACGAATTTAAGTTTCCCCATGAAAAAAAGGAAGCCGAAGAAGAAGAGCAGCTTGAAATAATCATCGAAGACGATACCCCAGAGGAAGACCGTGTTAATGCAACACCAATGCCAAAGGATATCGTTGAAGAGCTTGATACCGATGACCTAGAAGCCTTTACTGGCAGGGCTAAGGAAAAACTTTTACAGCTAAAAAAGGTTTGGAACGATGAACGCAGAGCAAGGGAAGACTCAGCTAAAGAAGCTAAAGAGGCTGCCCGTGTAGCACAGCAATTGCTTGCGGAAAATCAAAAACTCAAAACCAAATTAAGCGCTGGAGAGCAGACCTTGCACACCAAGTACAAGGAAAACATAGCCCATGAATTAGAAAAGGCTAAGTCAGAATACAAGAACGCATATGACTCTGGCGATTCAGATCGTCTTGTAGAAGCTCAGGAAAAGCTCACCAAAGTACAGCTTGAATCCCAACAGGTGGAGCAGTACAAACCAGAATTTGCAGAAGAGACTTTACAAAATGAAGAAACTCCTGTACAAATACAACAACAACCTCAACGATTGGACTCAAAAACCCAATCGTGGCTGGACAAAAACCAGTGGTACGGGGTTGATGAAGACATGAGCTACCTAGCGATGGGTGTTCATAGACGCTTGGAAAGAGAAGGAGTTCCGATAGGATCTGACCACTATTTCAAGGTCATTGACACAGAAATGCGTCAAAGATTCCCAGAGAAATTTGGGGTCGCAGAAGAGACCAAATACTCTTCGGAGACGGAGGCCAAAACCTCTGTAAAAACTAGTAAACCGAGCACGGTAGTTGCGCCAGCGACTAGGTCTACCTCTCCAAAAAGAGTCAAACTTACGCCAACGCAAGTACAACTGGCTAAGAAATTTAATCTAACACCAGAGCAATATGCTCGTGAACTTACTAAACTGGAGTCCCAAAATGGCTGAAAACAGAAAACCTCGTGAAGTAGAAACCCGTCAACAAGACATGCGTCCCCAGCAGTGGAAACCGCCTGAATTGTTGCCAGAACCAGACAAGCAGGCAGGATTTGCTTACCGCTGGATCAGAACTTCTACTTTAGGTACTGCGGACCCCCGCAATCTCTCTGCCAAACTCAGAGAAGGATGGGAACCTGTACGAATAGAGGAGCAACCGAAGTTCCAACTGCTAGTTGATCCCAATAGTCGTTTTAAGGACAACATTGAGATTGGCGGTTTATTGTTATGCAAAACTCCAGATGAGTTTGTTGGACAACGTAATCAACATTACCGAGTTCAAGCTGAAAGTCAGATGGATGCTGTAGACAATAATCTTATGCGCCAGAATGATCCAAGGATGCCTCTCTTTAATGAGAAAAAATCCACGGTGAGTTTTGGAAAAGGTTAATTTTTTAATTTAGGAGTTATAAATGGCTTATCCTACCGTAGACGGACCCTATGGGTTCAGACCGATCAATTTGATCGGTGGTCAGGTATTTGCTGGTTCAACTCGCTTAATTCCCATCGCTTCAGGTTCTACAACCGCCATCTTCTTTGGTGACGTTGTACGTCTGAACACAGGTGGTACTTTGAGTCGTGTTTCTACCACAACTACTGCAACCGATGCTGTTGGTATTTTCATGGGATGTCAGTTTACAAACCCAACTACCAAACAGTTGTTACAACAGCAATTCTATCCAGGCGCTATTACCGCTTCGGATATTCAGGCTTTTGTAGCTGATGATCCAGACGGCCTCTTCAAAGTGGCTGTATTGTCGAACAGCACCACCATTGGTGGTTTAACTCAGACTGATGTTGGCAACAACGTATCAATTCTGACTACAGCTGGTTCAACAACATCTGGTGATTCAAATATGGGTGTTTTAAACAGCACCAGCGATACAACAACCACTCTTCCATTCCGTATTATTGCGGGTGTACCAGAGACTGTTAATGCGTCTGGATCTTTCACTGAGGTAATCGTCAAGTTCAACTTTGGCGTTCATACCTATTACAGTGCAACCCCTGTTGCAACTGCTGCTTAAGGAGCAATTAAATGGCTATTTCTCGTGCCCAACTACTTAAAGAGTTGCTCCCTGGCTTGAACGCTTTGTTCGGTCTTGAGTATGCAACTTACGGTGAACAACACAAAGAGATCTATGAAACTGAGACCTCTGAGCGTTCGTTTGAAGAAGAAACAAAACTGTCTGGCTTCTCCGCTGCACCAGTCAAAAACGAAGGTTCTGCCATCGCTTATGACAATGCACAAGAGGCATTCACAGCACGTTACAACCACGAAACCATCGCCCTTGGCTTCTCCCTAACGGAAGAGGCAATCGAGGACAACTTGTATGACAGCTTATCAGCTCGTTATACCAAGGCTTTGGCTCGTGCTATGGCTTATACCAAACAGGTTAAAGCCGCTGCTGTGTTAAACAACGGTTTCACTAACTCTGCCCAGTATTACGGTGGTGACGGTGTGCCTTTGTTTGCGACAAACCACCCATTGGTTTCTGGTGGCACTAACAGCAACACTCAGTCTACCGCTGCTGATTTGAACGAAACTTCCTTGGAAGCTGCCGTTATTCAAATTGCTCAGTGGACAGACGAGCGTTCGCTATTGATCGCTGCTAAACCACGTAAGTTAATTGTCCCACCTGCACTACAGTTCGTTGCAACTCGTTTGCTAGAAACTCAATTGCGTGTTGGTACAACTGACAACGACATCAACGCTTTGGTAAACAATGGTTCGATCCCAGAAGGTTATACAGTTAATAACTACCTGACCGATCCAAATGCTTACTTCCTAACCACTGACGTTCCAAACGGTATGAAGCATTTCGTTCGTACTCCTTTGAGCAACTCAATGGACGGGGACTTCGATACTGGTAACGTCCGTTACAAGTCTCGTGAGCGTTACAGCTTCGGCTGGTCTGATCCTCTCGGTATGTGGGGTTCACAAGGCGCTTAATGTGCTAAAAAAAGGGGAGCCAAAAACTCCCCTTTTTCTTTTATTTGTAGTAAGATTCTTTTAAGACTAGGACAAATTTGTCCATATCAGCCCGCCTAGGGGACGATGCACCGATGATATGGGGTTATGTGCATATAAGGAGAACCTCATGGGTTTCGCTACACACCTAGGTCCTTGGTTATTAGGGACTGTT